ACTTCAAAAGAATCACCGCCTGAAATAAAGACGTTTACTTTAACATTAGCGGAATCGATAGGCGCAGCAAGATTATTCAAAACATAAACTTGGATAATACCGTTTGCCCTAGCACGATCACCAACTGTAAAATTTGGATTAGGACCTAAAGCAGTGTGAACACTAACAGATTCAGTATTTAAGTCTGTTCGCCTAAAAGCATCTTGTTGTGTCCAATTAATTTCAAACGTGACATCTCTTTCTTCAGCGATGTCAACAATATGTGTAAATCGATTGTTAGTCGAATCCACTGTCCCCACGACTTCTGAATCTGGCTCGTAAACAAACATAAGGCGACCTCTATGAAATTGCGAACACACTATTTGAAAGCGAAATCTCAAAGAACCAGTCCAATACTCAAAAGGAGTAGTAACAAAGGATAATGGAGTTTGAGTATATCCAATAACACCTGAAATGATATTTTTAATTTCAGGTGCATTTAATGGGTGAACCAAAGCAGAATATATTAAACCAGAATTCAATGACGGTTCAGTAGGTAAATTCCAATCAAATTCATCTATCCATGCTTCTCTTTTTACTAAATAAGCAAAAGACATTTGGTCATCAGAAGGCAAGCCTACTGTTCCAGGATCGACAGTTAACTCTTGTTTAGGATCTAAGGTTAACCTATGAATAGGATCAGATCCTGAATAATTGGACATATTACCTAATGGTTGGGGCCTATAAAACTCAGTATCTGTCAAAACAGCAGGCCTGGAATATCCAAAAATCCTTGCTATGCCACCGACAGCACCAGCTGCAATCTGAGTGGCTTTAGCAAAACTACCAATGTACGGTATATTTACAAAATAATTGGCGTAACTTTCTAATGAACTAGCAGGAGCTGAAATTAAACCATTAGGTTTATATTCATCACCACCAGAAACGTTCTTAAAAGTTGGTTTAGACTTTTTCTTGTTGACCTTTTTCCTCTCAACACCAGACTGAGCTATGGCTGGAATACCAGCGGTAAGACCAGCAAACTTGGCATTCTCCATCCAAGCAAACATAGTAATTTCAACACCATCGGTGGCACCATTTGCATGACGCAAAGTGTTAAGCTCCCATATTTCTAATTTGCCCATCCGAAAAACAGTTAATGGATCTGTCAAATCAATGTAATTACCGGATGTAAAAAATGGCCAATGAATGGTTTGAGGCTGATTAGTAGAAGGATCAATGTATACATGTGGTCTGGACGTATACAATGTGCGCATAGCTGGAAAAAACCGAAATCCACCGGCTTCATTGCGATTGCTCTGTACTTGTACAATGGATACAGGGCCAATGGTGGTGTTATTATTATCAATAGCGGAAGGTCTACAAGCTACAACCATTTTTCCATAATGGAAAGGCGATCCATTCACAACTATTTTAATACAAAGTTTGCCTTGTAACAATTTAAAAGTTTCTAATTTGTTTAAAACACGAGGATTGTTCAAAAATAACTCCCAAGGATTTATTTCATTTAAATAGGCAGGTGATTCACCAACTTGCCAAAATTTACTAAAAATCCTTACTGGACGAGACATAAAAGTATCGAGGCTATCTTCTGAACCAACTTCAGACATACCAAAAGTAGGATCAATTAATTGATCTCCTATAACCAAATTATATTGTTTAATGGCATCAGAAAATTCTAAATTTACTTCTTTTTCATTAGACGTATCTTCTTCTTGAATGTTCAAATCCTTTTCAGTTGCAGATTGAGCTATAGGAACATCACCTTCTTTTTGGGGCACATAATCTTTTTGTTCATTATCATGTCGACGAAACAAATGACTAAGATACTCCACGGCGCAATCATCATCAGGCGAATGATAAAAGCAATATTTACAGGTACAACCTGAATGTGAGCAGCATGAGCTGCGAAAGTTTATGCCCTCCGGCTTTATTTGAATTTTTGGCATTCTAGTATGACAACGGGCAATACCCGAAAAAATAGGATTGTCGTAGTTTTTCTGACATCGCGGTCGTATAGTTTCAAGACTTTTCGGTCAATTAGTTTTGAGACATCGCGGTCTAATTATCATAAAGTTTACAATGGAAAGTGTCATAATCATATAAAACACTTTCAGGTAAATACGGTCGCAAATCATATTTGTCGACCAAATAATCCAAAAATTCCTTCTTAGCATTACAAATCTTCTTTCCATATTGAAAGTATTCACGATTTGCTGCTAGAATAACTTCAGCACACTGTTGATCAAAAGTAATAGTATTACTTTTGACTACTACAGTGAGCATTTTCAAAATTGAGTCCTCATCTAAAGGACAAGCAATAGTACCCTCACCATGAACGTCTTTAACAAATTTTCTCTTAAGAAAATCAAGATCTTTAGCATTGATGAAAGGCACTAATTTAGACTTTTTATCGGCAGATGTATAGACAACGCCGTATTTATCTAATGCTGCTGAAATAGCAACATGGTTCATCCATTTGTATTTGCATGACATACAGTTATCATCACCGTATGTTAAAATAGAACAATATCTAGGGAAATAATTATAATCAATATATTTAATTTCCTGTTTATCCTCAATATCCATGCAAGCAATCATAATGTACATGATATTTACCATACCATTAATGACTGTAGTCAATGAATGACCTGAGGGATTACTCCCATCCGTTTCAATAATTGTGCCAAAAGCATTTGAAACAGGGTAGCATATATCGGTTGCAATCCCGATTGCTACTTGAATATCTTCTTCACACCAGCCTGCGTCACGCATAATTCTTATTAATACGTTAAATGCAGCAAGCATCATTTGAGAAGACATACGCTTATCAAACTTTGAATAATCACCAGCTATAACTTGGTTTTCGCCATGCTGTGTGATGTAGTTGTAAAGCGTTTTCCAATCACTACTAAAACAATTAGCACCAATGGCCATTCCAAACCTATGTCGGAAACGACCACTAAAAAATGGTATACACCACAAATAAAATTGACGCTCAAGTGCTATGAAAGCACAAGGCCCGCTGTTAAAAATGCGGCATTTTTGTTTTGCCAATTTTTCATGGGTGATTGGTTCGTCTTTAAAATTGAAATCCCAAATTATGTTGCTCCTTTTACCTTCACGGTAATTATGCAACATCTTGTCATATTCCGATTGGATCTCATCCTTAAAACGATATAGAACCTCGTGGTTTTCATTGCCAGTACATAATTCCAAATACTTGGACTTGGAACCCTTGTGGGCAAAACCACCAGACGTTTTGAGGGGCATTCGCTCCATATAAGCTATGCCATCTATGCCATTAATAGCGGAATCTAAATTTAAAGGTCCACTAGGCATATCAATGTCGCAAGAATGAATCTCTCTCGAATACCATTCATAGAGAGCATCTTGTGCACGATCCACATACTCTTGTGGAAAGGTAGGCTTATCAAACATAGGTTCTAAATTGTTGACAGCGGCCTGATGGGACGATATGCCCCGAGGAGCTATGTGTTTAGTTTCTAACAAATTATAGTGTTGTAAAACATCTTCGCACATTAGCGTATCGCAAACTTGGGTCTTAATTGCTCTTCTATGAGAATTAATCGATCCATAAATTTGCACAGTTCCACCTTTGGTGGAACGAATTGGGCATTTACGATGTTGTAATGGTTTAACTTGTAAATCTTCTGTGGTTAAATAAGTTTTATTCAAATCTATTCCATCATAAGAAGCAGGAACAAAAGTACGAGAAATGTAGTCCCAATTATGAAGTGGACAAATGTAAGTGAGTGGTCTAAACAAACCACTCGCCGCACGTCCAGCTATGTGAATACCTCCAATAAAAACACCATTTTGTGCTTTAATAATATATGGGGCACCACAATCACCAAAATTAGTCTCTTCTGAAACAGAAGCTTCATAACCTAAATATTGATGGGAACGATTCTCAGATTTATAATACACGAGAGTCTTATGGAAAGCTTTCACTTTTCTATGTGATAGCTCTCCGTTTCTTTTACGAACTATTAATTGACCTTCCATTTGCCCATCCATTACTTGGTTGGGAATAAATTTAGAAATATCACGAAAAGTGCCTACGGCACTAATTTGTAAAAGAATAACATCCTCCTGGTTATGTGTACTTACGTGAACAAAATTATTTTCGTCAATAAGTACATCGTAACGATTAGGCCCTGCAGTGACCTGCACGTCCTCTCTTATTATATCCAAGCGGATAGGGAAATGTTCTTTAATGCCTTCATACCAATGCAATGGTACAAACATCAAATTTCCTTTATAGCCTAAAGCATTAGTAAAGGCGTTATGGCCATTACCAATTTTAGCCACTAATTGACAAATGTTTTTCTCAATACGGGAAGAAAGTTCATCATATGATATGGTTGTGCAAGATGAATTAATCTTGCTAATATCTTGATATTTAACTTTCCAAACATTCTTAACTTCACTTTTAGTCCCCTCATCTTCAAAAAGTGACTGCGAAGAACTCAAACATACGTATGTAGATACGATGCGAGTAACTATAGCAAAAATACCAACTAAAGTCGCAAATTTAAAAACTTTGCGACGAAAATCTCTACTTTGACAATAACTAGTCATAAGAAGACCTTGTTCAGAAACTTGTTGACATTTAACATGTAGCCAATTATGCCAATATTCGCATAAAAAATATGATAATGCCCAATTGGGCACATACATAAACCATTTGGGTAAGCGAAATTGGTTAGGCATATTTTTAACATGTGCTATAAGTTTTCGGGTCGCCCAATTAGGACGATCATTGCGAGAAGTTTTCTCTATTATCAAATGTGTGATATATAAAAACCACACATAAAATATATGAAATAACATAATGAGGCTTGCTATATAGCCAATCATATCTCGCGCAGGTTGTGATAATAATTCCTCTTCGATAGAGAAGTGTGATTGCGCCTTAGCACATTTGCACCACTCTCCAATATTTTTACATTCATCACACAAATTCATATTTAAAAAGTGTTCCACACTCTTCTTAGTCAAATTATTTTGACGATAATGAGGTTTTTGTACATAATGATACATAAAGTAAGATAATTCTCCCATTGACATAAATGGGACATCACGATTAGTAACAAACGTACCTGTATTTTTATTATAATAAACAGGCCTTGACTTGTCACTATTAGATTGATACATACGAACTCTAAAATCATGAAGATCGTGATTTTTGTATCCATCATCAGATAAATCACCACGCAATTGCGTGGTTTCAGGTTTGCAAAATTCAGGTTTAACTGAAACTTCTACAAATACAAACCTTCTGTAAGCTCCACCCTGTGGGCGAAAAATCTTACTAATACCACCGTCGTATGTGTTTGTTGTTGCTACAACATAACGACACATAAATGGTATCATACCCTTATCTTCCAAAGCGGCTTGATTAGTCATGTATGGAATAGGATTAATGAGGTAAATAGCTTTAGCCATTGCACCTCCTTTCTTTTGAACGTTTATTTCATCTTTAAATTGATCGACATCATCAATGACGCATATTTCATGAGACACTTTAAATTCCGAGAAATATTCATCATCTTCATTATACATATATTTAAGTGAAGGATCATACAATTTTCCTTCGCCTTTAATATCACGTTCATTTTGGTATAAACAGTGCATGAATTTATCTATCAATGCACTTTTGCCAACACCAGGGGGACCATAAAAGCAAAATCCCAAAGGTGCCTCTCGTTCTTGCAAAACTTGGAGCTTATCCATAGCTCTAAGTTTAAAACGAGAAAGTTGTGCCTGTTGGTTCTTAAGGACACTAACTTTAAATTTGTCGTTTGCAAAAAATGCTAATAATTTCTTGCCACGCTCAATACACAAGTCACACTCGGTAAGATAATCTCTAACCGACCAACCCATGTTAGCCATGGAGCTAGGTAAGTCACTATAATGTGACAACTTAGTATATTGTTCTTCGTAATCAGCAACTTCTTTATCATCGATAAAGAAGGCTGAACGGTTCCCTGTCTCTAAATACAGAGAGACCTTGTCTAAAATGTAAACAGCACCATCTAAAATAGATAAAGATAATTCTGCAATATGTTTCTTTTGGTATCGTTTTTCTAATTTATTCTGAAAAATATCACTAAAACCAAAAGTAGTGGCATCAACGCCCATTTTAACAAAAAACGGAGTGCACACTAGTAGCGAGCAAAATTGCCCGAATTTTTGAGCAAAATCGCTGTTTAGCACCTTATCTTTGTCAGATAAGTACGAACGTAAATCAGACAAAACCTGTTTAAAACGGTTCTTGTCAGTATCAGATTGGGCGACAAACCTATGAAGTTTGTCTCGGTGATCGCTCTTGGGTCCAAGGAAAGTAGTTTGAACACCAAAGCATAGAGCGATAAAAATCAGTATGTATTTTTCATACTGTCGAGTAAAGTCACCATATCTATGATGACCCAAAATATCTTTATAATAAGAATGAATAGTTAAAATGAAATTCGTCAAAGATTTGCATTCTTTCATCCTGTATAAAAGATTAACATGAGCATAAATTAGCTCTTCCGTATCACATGTTTCGCCAAATAAGCGAGTCATGTATGAGGTATTGCGGGGTAAAGTGGATCTCAATGCTAATTGTAGTTTTTTAAGGTCTACGTCATCATAAGATTTTCCACTCTGAGCAACACATGTGTGTGAAAGAATACAATAATTAATGTATGTTGCTATACACCAAACTCCCATTTCAATGAGAGTTTTAAGTGGATTGGTCAAATCTAATAATAATAAGAAAATTAAGAAAAATCTCTTATTTTTGACACAATTACAGTAATAAAAGAAAGGAGACAATGTGAATAAACACAGTCTACTATCAAACTTTCGCTTATATGTAGTGTCAGTATTAGCTGACCTAATTGAGGCAAAGAATTCTTTTTCATTGTTGTAAACTTTACCATTATAAATGGCGGAAAATTTAGACTCTTTTTCCATAGAGTTTATAATATGAGAATTGTCCATATTGGTCTAAGGGTTTTCGGCCTTCCCTCAAAGGCGCAGAGTTCCACTGAGTGGGAACGAATACTTGCTGTAAGGTTGCAAACCAATTTGCTCTAGCAGCTGCACAGTGGGAATCATCGAGCTATCATCCTGTTTTGAAGCAGCACTGGTCTACCTGTTATATGTAGACGAGTCAAAACTATGTTTGACCCTATAAATAAAAGGGGGCTCATTTTTCCACGTTTAAATCATAAAAGCTAATAATTGTAGATTACACCTACAAGCGCGTATAAAGACGCGTACGCAGCACGAATTCCGATCAAGCGACTTATTACGTATCGTCGGTATCGTGCTTATAAAATAGTGTAAACTTACGTGAACTAACTTTCCCAGATAAAAATCGGGACGGCTGAATGCCGCAGTTAAAATGTAATACACCTCTAAAAGAGGTGTACGAC